GTGAGGCATGTGCATTGATAACATATGGTGATGATAATGCCGGATCAGTTTCTCCTGATTATGAAGATTTTAATATCAGGAGTTGTTCGGAAGTTTTAGCACGTTTTGGCCAGGTTTATACTATGCCAGACAAGGAAAGTGATATGGTTGATTTTATTACCATTGATCAGCTGGAGTTTCTTAAACGCAAATCAGTTTACCATGCTGATTTAGGGCATGAAGTTGGAGCTTTAGCAGAAGATTCATGTTTTAAAATGCTTCATTGCTTTTTGCGTGAGAAAAATTCGCCTCTTTCTGAGGTGGAAGCTTGCGCGATGAACATTGACACAGCTTTGATGGAATGGTTTAATCATGGACCAAAAGTTTATGAACAAAGACGGGATGAAATGAGAGAAGTTGCAAGATTAGCCCGTTTGACAAATTTGTGCACTCAACTGCATGTATCATATGAAGAGAAAGTTGCACAATGGCATGAACGATATGAACCCCATTCAGGGGAGGAGCAAGATATGTTGCGTCCATTGTACGTCAAAGCTTTTGTGGATATTCCATTGACGGCTATAGCCATGGATATACCCATAATGACAAACATGATAGGTGAAGTTGATTTAATTTTCCAAACCACTGTGATGGGTGTTCACCACATTTTATTTTTGGAAATTAAAGATTCCAATTTATCGTCTGCTAGGAGTAAAGGTAGGAAACAATTGCGTAGATTGTGTTACGCAATGGCAGTTTTAAATCCCTCCATTTCTTATGCAGGTGTTATGTTGACTCCTATCGGATATGAACCCGTGACCATGACGGGCCACGATGGATATTGGGAAGATGTTTCGTTACCCTTTTCCATGTGGCGCGATGTGCGCGAGCATGATAATGCGATGCGGTTGCGCACGTATGGGTTTTAATCGCACTACGCCTTTGGAATGGCATAAAATTAATCCCCCAGTTTCAAATCTGATGGTTAGCAAAATTGTTGCATTCTACTGGATACCATAGTGATGGAATTGACTATTTCACATTATAGGCTTAGAATGCAAAATTAAGACAGCAAAGAGTTGTCTCAGTCAACCCCCACCCTTGATGGTTGATAAAGGAGATGGGTTAAATAATTTGACCAACAAAAACAATAATGAATGTATTAAAAAACAAAAACAAACCGGTGGTCGCGACGACCACAAAATCGACACGGATGTGTTGTCCACTTTTACATGGGTTAACGATGTTGACCCTATGATAGTGGTAATTGAGAGGAATTTTGCCCTTTATGAGGAACAATTATTGGGCATGCCACTTCAAGATTTTCCTGTTGCTGAACTTGAGGATGAATGTTATGATTTCGTTCCCATTTTTAAAATTCAATCTGGCATTACATCTGATACCAACATTATTGCATCGCGATCTGATGTGACTCATCAAACTATGCGTTTTCGTGATCAATATGCTGGACATCAGAATGACATTGAGTCTTTTGTTGATCCAACACGCAAGTTGCAAGATAAAGATGATGTGCCTTTGGCTGACTTCTTTTCCCGACCTCAAAAAGTTTTTGAGGCTGAATGGAACACAAATGGTATTATTAATGGTGATTTTAATCCTTGGCGACAGTTTTTGACAAACAAGAGAGTTCAAAATCGTTTGGCAAATTTTAAACTGTTGCGTTGTGATTTGCGTATGAAAGTTGTTGTTAATGGTAACGGTTTCCAGTACGGCAGAGCGATTGTAGCCTATTGGCCGATGTCTGGTTATGATAATCTTTCAACGCATACAGCATTGGATCCTGTTGATTTGACTCAAACTTCTCAGTTGCCACATATTTTTATTGATCCTACAACTTCAACTGGAGGAGAAATGAAGATTCCGTTCTTTTGGCACGAGAATTATTTTGATATTCCTGGGATTTCTTGGGGAGGTGATCTTGGTATTCCTAGTGCTGGTACAGTTTTGTTGCGCACTTTGACACCTTTAAAACATGCAAATGGAGCTGACGATAAGGTTACTATATCATTTTTTATTTGGGCAGAGAATGTTCAATTGGCTATGCCTACATCTGTTGATGCTCAAACCTTGACTCCTCAGTCAGGAGCTGAAATTAATGAGGCAAATACCAAAGGAATGATTTCAGGTCCAGCAACTACGATTTCAAAGTTTGCTGGTATAGCTGCAGGTTACGCTCCTATAGCTCCATATGCGATGGCGACTAGCAAAGTTGCAGGTGCCGTTGCTTCTGCTGCAAAGATTATGGGCTATAGTAGACCAGCTAACACTAAAAATCCTGATCCTTTGCGACCAACTCCTATTTCCCAGTTGGCAACAACGACAACTCCTGATACAGCATTGAAGATGACTGTGGATGATAAACAGGAGTTGACAATTGATCCTCGGGTTTCTGGAGTGGGTGCTCATGATCCAATGGTGATTAGGGATATTGCCAAAAGAGAAGCTTATTTGACC